AGTCAATCGGCAAGATCTTCGCCAAACCAATTGCATGGGTTAAGAATACCAGATTGTGGAAAGGTCTGACTGGTTTCTTTTCATCAATAGGAGACTTTTTTAGAAACCAGAAGAAAAAGGTCCTGAATGGGAAATGGGTTCAGAGTATTAAGAACTTCTTCAGTGGTATTGGCAATCTGCTTCGTGGAATCGGCGGTAGTATTAAAAAATCTAAGGCCTTTAATGTACTAAAGGGCCTCTTTGCACCTCAGGGTCCATTGGGTTTCATTGGTAATATTTTTCGTAAATTAAATGCCTCAGTTAGCGCAAAAGGTGGTATTGGTAAGATATTCAAAGGGATCTTGGATTTCATAATGAAATGGACCAGACGTCTCCGTCCATTATTTAAACCATTCAGGACGATTGCCGCTGTGTTGTTCAAATTCTTGGGATTTCCCATCACTCTTATCCTGGGCCTTATTGGTGGCATCAAGGGATTCATCAAGGGATTCAAAGAAGATGGTATCCTTGGTGGTATTAAGGGTGCATTCTGGGGTATGCTTGATAGTCTCGTAGGTTCACTCGTCGATGGTCTTTCATGGTTAGGTGGATGGATACTTGAAAAATTGGGATTTGAAGAACTTGGTAAGAAGATGCAGGAATTCAAGTTCATGGATTTCCTGAAGAATTTGCCAGAGACATTCACTCTGGTAAAAGATAAGGTCGTGGGTTTCTTCAAGGGTGCCTATGATTATGTTGTGGGTCTTTTTGGTGGTGGTGAAGGTGAAGAGAAGGAAGGCGGTAAAGGTATTTTACCAAAGATCGCCGATATGTTTTCTTTCGTGGGTCAGATCATATCATGGCCGTTTAAAAAGATCGGTGGTTTTTTCAAGGGTGCCTATGATTATGTTGTGGGTCTCTTTGGCGGCGGTGAAGGTGAAAAGACAGAAGAGAAGAAAGGCATACTCCCAAGCTTTTCTGATATGTTCAAATCCGTCCTCGATATCTTTACCACAATCCCAAAAAAGATTGGAGATTTCTTTAGTAGAGGAATAGACTGGGTTACTGAAAAGATAAAAGAGTTTGATATCATAGGGATGCTTTACGATTTCATCGATAATTCAGATATGCCAGATTTAGCGAAATCTACTTTTCGTAAAGCTCTCGGTGCTGTTGGTGTTAAAGATCCAAGAGAAGCCCGTCGGAAAGAAGAAAACGCCTTGAAGAAATCCATGGCCGAAGAGAATGAAAAAAAGCTTGAGGAAGAAATGAGGGTGCAAAGATTTAAATATGCATCTGATTCAAGGAAACATTTACGGAGTCTTGGTAAAAAGGTAGATGAAGAAGAAATCAAGCAAATGGTGGCCAATGCAGAGAGAATGGGTACCATTAGGGAAAGAGCAGAAGATAAGCTAAGAAAATCTGGCCAATTGGTTGAATATCAAGATCCAGATACCCTTATGGAGAGAATGCAGAAATTGGGTAGGGGACTTAAAGCGAGTGGTGTGATACAAGAAGATGCAGACAGATTTACCAGAATGAGTAATGCGCTTAAAAGTACTGATCTTGAAAAGAGACGAGCAGGATTACAGGAAATGAAAAAACTCGAGGCTGAAATGAAGATTCGACAAGAGAAACGTAGTGCTCCCGTAATCATTTCGCCAAGATCACAAACCACCGCATCTAATATTGATAACTCAACCCAAATCAACACAAGTGGCAGCAATCAAGATTCATTGAATAGCTTTCATAGGGCCTTTGCACCTAGCTAAAAAACCCTGTCCCGATTTCTCAGGACAGGGTTCGTGGAGTGAATCAGACTAACCCTGTGCCAACTTGGCAAAGTAGCTCAGAGTCTCATCATCATCTTCCTCTTGTTGCGCAACCTGCGGTTCCGGTGCACTCACAGGTTCAGGGGCTGGGGCAGACCTAGTAACCGGTGCGTCTGCAGTGTCACCCTGGTATGAATCTGCCAGAACCTCATCACCCAAGACCTCATGGAGTTTCTTGGAGAGTTCGGCATAGGTCTTGAAGGAACTTGGATCAGTGAACTCCTTCAGTGAGTGAAGTGAATCGTAAACCTTCTCAAGCCTACCTTCATCACCGCCATAGAGTTCGGAGACCGATTCAAACTCGGACTTGTCATAGTTTCGGTAACCCTCGAAGTTACGAATCTTGAGCTTGAAGTTTGCACCCATCCAGAAGTCGAATGGATTGACCGGTTTCTCATCTTGAAACTGCGGCTGCATCACATCCATGATCTTGTCCATGATCTTCTTACCATATTTGTACAGAAAGACCTTACCTTCATTCTCAGGATTCGCCGGATCACTCAGGACCAAGATGTTAGAGACATGATGAAGTCGGCGCTTACGAGCACGAGCAATCTCCTTGTCTTCTTCACGACCAGAGTTCCAGAGCTTGGAGTTGAGTTCACTGACCGGATCATTCTGCCCGACCGTAGTCAAACTCTTTTCGATATACCACCGACCAGTGGATCCCTTGAATCCATGATCCCAATAGCGAACCCATGGAAGATCTTCACCTTCTGGTGCCGGCAAGAATCGAATCACAGCGTAGCCATTACCCGCCTTGTCAACCTGTGGAGCCCAGAGTCGATCATCACGATAGCTGACCTTTGAGTTTTCAGTACCCGCAGCAGCAAGGAGTTTATCAATTGCAGCTGCCCGATTTTGTTTCAGTTTATCAAACGACATATGTTTTGTGTATCTTAGTATGTTTTGTTTTCAGTCTATATCCCTGGGGGACGTTGGATATTATAACAGAAATGGCACCTTATGTGAACACTTTTATGAGATTTTGTTTTGCCTTTGTTATGTCTATCCAACGTCCCAGGAATGGTTTGTAGTTTTCAACCAGATCAAAGGTCGATTTGAGCATCCCCAGGGGATCACCCATGGTCTTCCTCAGGTCTGGAATGAAATTTACAAGAGTATCTATCACAGCCATAGTCTCAATGGAGGCGGATAGAATGGGTGGCGCCCCGTTAGGACTGCAGTAGGACGATCGGAAAAGTCCGTCAAATCTGTTCATACCACCCTTGCCATCAGAATCGCTCAGGGACGATTCTAGCGATCGTAGTTCCTTGAGGAATCGGTAAGAGAACGTCTCTAGGATCGTCCTCAGGCGATCGTAGTGGTCCTTGGTCATATCACCCACCCAGAGCTTGGGCGATCCGTATACTGCGTTTGCGACGCAGTATTTCATCAATTCCTCTTCCCTTGGGATGATACGAGCCAGTTTCTCAAAGAAATACCGGTCACGCCGACCCTCGTACGATGCGGGACGAGACGCAGCTGTCTTAAAGTTGTACTTAATGGCATCATAGGACCCATTGAAATGCAACTTGACTGCAGTGAAAATGCAATATGCTTGGTATCCATTCACGAGACTGTTGGCAATATCTTCTCACTTTTAAGAAAGGAGACCAGCGCATCCTCCTGTTTCCGTTCAGCGGGAGTCATCTTCGATCTGCGTTTCGCGATTTGCTTTTTCGTCAATCGCACTGCTCTTGGGTCATTTGGTCCTAGTATCATTATTCCGTAGGATTCAGTTCATTTCTCTTCAGCAACCCAAGTGACCTTTTGGGTGTATGTGATGCCACTGATAGTGATGCTAGTCACTTCTTCGGGAAGGCTCAAAAGGATTTCTGGGTTGTCGTTGGGTTTCGATTTTTCATCCCCATAGACCTGTGCATTATCAGAGACCACTGCATCCCCATAGACCTTTGCATACCCAGAGACTTCTGCATCGCCATAGACCACTGCGTTCCAAGAGACCACTGCATCCCCATAGACCTTTGCATCCTCATAGACCTTTGCATCCCCAGAGACTTCTGCATTACCATAGACCTGAGCATTATGAAAGACCACTGCATTACCAGATACCCTTGCATTGCCACAAATCTCTGCATTATCAGAGACCCATGCATACCCAGAGACCACTGCGTTCCAAGAGACCACTGCATCCCCAGAGACCACTGCGTTCCAAGAGACCACTGCATTATGAGAGACCACTGCATCCCCATAGACCTTTGCATACCCAGAGACCACTGCGTTCCCAGAGACCACTGCATCCCCAGAGACCACTGCATTTCTAAAGACCTTTGCATTCCCAGAGAGCCAGCAATTGCCTTCCTGATCCAAGTTCTTCTCGGACTCAATGAATCCACCAAGCTCACCCCTCTTGACGTTACTGAAATCCTTCAGGGCACGAATGCGCTTCAGATTCTTGTTATTCGGGTGAGTTTCGTTTGTGATTTCGTATTTTCTCATATCAGTAAAGTGTATTGACTGGAGACTCATCCTTGATGCAGTTAAGTTGGACAGACTCGGCATGAAGACGATCCCTGAGATTACCAGAGACGAGCTTGGCTAGATCTTCTGGTTCCACTTCATGGTCCTCACAGACTTGCATTAGTGCCTCCATGTAGGTGAGATTATCTCTCTTGACATGACCAACAACCTCACGAATCAGGCGAGTCTGATTGATTCCAATTTCCATTTCAATGCTGAGTTTCTTTTGAGTCTCTTCTAGGTTTCTCATATGACAGTGTTTAGTGTTACAGTGATTTACGTGATGCCACAACTCGATGAAGGATACAGTGCCCATTGATGCGACCAGTGGCAGTCTTTTTCTTGGTGGTTAACTTGCTGACAATCTTTTCAATTTGCTTTGGAGTCTTACCAGCAACTTGTGGCAGAATCTCCTTGGGTTTACGTAGTGTGATGACATAGCTTGTCTTGGAATCGAAGTTCTGTAGTGTGCATCCCTTGACACCAAACCCATCTGGTCCCTCTGCATGATAGACATTCAGTGTCTTGTAGCGAGTATTGAAGACATAGAGGTGCTGGGAACCGGGAATGGTCACAGGGTTAATGGAATTCAATTTAAATTCGTCATTCTCTGGTGCAAACTTCAGGGACTTGATTTGCTTGTCAGCAGTCTTGACACGCTTCTTTCGAGGCTTACGTGCCTTGACTGGTTTCTTCCATCCCTCAACAGACTGAAACATGGTCTGAAGGGCTTTGATGCGATGCTTCAATGCTGCTTTACCAAGATAGGAAAATCCTTCAACAAGGTCAGGGTCAGACTTATCGTAGGCTTGCCAATACTCATCGTGATACTTCTTGATCCATTCTTGAAGCGGTCGATGATACTCTTTCTCGACATTGATTTCGTTCAATGCCGCAATGATATCAAATTCACGAATCTTGCCAGTAGTCTTCACTGTCCATGAATCAATGAGTGCCTCAAGGTCAGTGATAAGAGACTGGACCTTCTCCCTTGAGCGTTGAGGGATTCTTGCCCTTGCAATCTCGATAGGAGAAAGTCCAGTCTTCTTTGGTGCTGTGGCAGCAACAGGACGAACTGTTCTCAGGAGACGGTCAATCAGCTTCCTAACCTTGCCCTGAACAGGAGCACCTTGTGTTGCCATCCGGGCAAGACTCCCAACAAGAGAACAAACCTCGTTTTGAGGATAGTTCCTAGTCAAGAGGGATGCCTTTGCTGAACCATACCGGGAATCTGATACCATGTATTCGTGAAGCGCATAAAGAAAGTCCGGTTTCTCAAGGTAGTAATTGTAGAAACCGAATGCCTTGGTAAGATACGAGTCAAGATCAGTTGTATTGGAATCCCATACTGGTTCTTCACCAGTGAATGCGGAGTCGGGCGTCTTGATTCGACCGTTGCGAAGGAATGCTTTTGTGCGTTTCATAATATCAGTAACCGGGGAGTCGAGAGGAAGTGTTTCCTGCTACCTCTACATTTTTTTTGTTGTATTTGATGTTGTTCAAATCCAAAACGAATTTTGGTTTTTCAATTTTAACTTTGGGTGGTTTGGTTCCATCAAACCACTCAAGTGACTTGTCCTTTGGATAATTGGCTTTGGTTTGTGTCCACTCCAATTTACCCTCAATCTGTTTGTCATTGATAGTGATGACCTTGCCCTTCTTCAGAAGCTTCTTGGCAGTCTTGTTAAGTGGGTAAATGTAGCGAAACATATACCCCTTGATGCGCTTGATTCCACGCCTGAGCATGAAGTCACTGGTCAACCAGAAGACTCTTTCTTTGCCAAGCTCCTTGGCATTCTCAAGGCATAGAGACTTGGTAGATCTAGGGTGAAGCTTCTCGCCATTGTCCATCATATACACATCGGTCAGATAGCGTTCACCAAAGTAGAAATTAGATGCCTGATAGACATAACCACACTTACCCATGATGCCATCAGCCATTGTGTAGAGAAAGAGGCAATCGGTTTTCTCCTTCATCCATTTCACAGTCAGAGACATCATCTGAGACTCAGAATTCTTGGGCATGTCATCATCCATGCACATCTTTCCGATTTCAAAATAATGACTTGAATCCAGACCATTAAACATTTTGTTGATGGTTGCCTTCGGTTGTGTCCCCCATCCGAGTGTGAGAACACCACGAAGCTTACCATCCAGAAAATACCCAAGGTAGTGCTTGGTAAGTTTGGGAAGAACTGGTGAGTAGTGATGCTCCTGAATGAAATCAATCGCAACTTGGCGAGACAAGATCGATTCACATTTTAAGTTCAACTTCATGCAGATAATAGTAGCAAACTACTCACCAGTTGTCAACCCTACAGATAGGTTCCCATGAGGCTCAGTTCATCCTCAATATCACTTTGAGATGGATAGAAGGTTCCTTCCAGATTCCGGTCATTAGAGACCTTCACAACATCAACACTGGACTTGCTCACTGGACTCGCAACCTTGCGACCACGCTTCTGAGCAGCAAACCCAGATTCCATTGCCTTGAGCATCTTGGGGACACTGTATTGACCACGGGAAACAGATGCATCAGGGACACGTAGTGCAGGCTTGATTTCCTTTGCCTCCATTCCTCGACTCTCTGCTTTCGCAATCAGTTCGCTTCGTTTCACGGTATCCTTACGGATGGACTTCAGTAGTTTGATCAGGTTTTTGTGTTTCATAATTAGAGTTTGAAAAATTTGTGGTTACCCAACACCTTGACGGGAGTCTTGCCCTTGCTCCAGTAAGGCTTAACACGATGAGTGTGATAGTGGTTTGCAAAACCAACAAAGGAACGGTCAAGGTTCATGATGTTCTTGGCGAGCATCTTGGCATACTTTGCTTGGGGGAGATTCAAGAGGCGCCCAAGCTTTCCCTTCTGGGGATCATTGGGATTCCAGCAGGAGAACTGCCACTTCTGAGTGCAAACCTTGTCGGCACTGATCTTGCGCTCAATCGCTCTTTGAGAGATGACACAAGCGACGGCATACATACCGGATTCACCCTCTCCACGGGCTTCAGCAAGAATGGTGATTGCCACCGTCTCTTCAGGAGTGAAGGCATGGGATTGAAAGACTGGGAAGCACATGATAAGAGTAAGAAGAAGTTTTTTCATGTTTCGCATTACAGTAAAAGAGTAATCTACTTTTGGATTCCTGTCAAGCCTCCATCGCTTCATAGCGATGAAAGATTTCACGAGCAGCAGCCCACGCTTCGTCGTAGTTTGAGAAAGTCGCGAACAGAAGCCCAGTGACAAGGTTGAAGACGAGGAACGAGTCCCCTTCTTGTTCGATCTCCGCATAGGGAGAAATTGAAGTGTTGAAGTAAGTTATCGTATGCTTAACCATGAGAACATACTAGACTATCCCATGAATCCTGTCAACCCCCTAGAGCACTTTTTTTAAACTTTTTTTACGTTATCGTTAAAGGTGTTGGTAATCAACGACTTACGAAAGAAGAAAACTCTCCCTCATGGCGAAAAGCAGCAAAAACCATGAGGGAGAGTGTGTGGGTTTAGGTCAGATCACCGTGACGGGAGTATTTCTATTAACCCACTCTTTATATCCCAACTCTTCAAGAGTCAGAACCTTACCGGAGCTAATCGCATCCTCATCGACGTTTCGCCTTTGCGGAATCATCACGATATCAAATTTGAATTGTGGGAATTCAACTTTTTGATTTTCCTTCTTCTTAAAGAAGCTCTTATTGTTATTCTTGAGACAAACATTGTCGGTTTTCTGAAGTGATTCAAGACTATCCATGAATCCCTTGAGTTCACGCATGTAATCGTCCTGAGACTTTGACTGGACTTGACTCGCAAACAACCCAACCTTGAATGTGGCATTGCCATTATCATTAAACTGTTTCTTTGCTTTGTTGATTAGCCGTGGAGCTTGCATAACACCTTGAAAGGACAGTGTTAGGTAATCTTGACTGTTCATTGCATTTGCAACATAAGCAGCAGTGGTTTTTCTGAACATACCAGAATCATCTTTGGTAACCTGATATAAGGAACCAGATTTAGACTGCCTAACAAAAGACTTCACCGTTGATGTGACAACACCGGAGTCTTTTTCCCGACCGCACATCTTATCATAAACGTAGTTTTCTGCCGCGGAGAAAAGAGCATCATCCCGTTCCTTTCTGTCCTTTTTGTTCTTGAATCTGTCTTCGATAACCTTCCACTTACCCTTGGCATGAAGAGACAACAATCTGTCAACATCTGATTGCATATCGTTTGGCTTAGTTGGTAGTTGGGGGTGGCGATCATTTGCTTCATATGCCGCTTCTTCGATCTCCTCCTCACTCAGTGCATTCCCATCTGTTCTGGTGACATATGCCACAAGCCAAGATGCATTTAGCTTCTTTGCAGCCTCCCTTCGATGCCGCCCCTCTACAATGTAGTCTTTGCCATTGACACTAGCAGCAATGATTGGTGTTGAACCAACTTCATAAACAAACCCCTTCTTCCCCGACAAGCTCGCCGTCAGCTTTTTGACTGCAATGGGTTCAACAACTCGACCACCAAGGTCTTCATTACCAAGCGAAACTTCTTCGAGTTTATTAAGGGCAGCATAGTCAAGAACATCCCATCTTTCGACTTTCAGACGTGTGCCGCGATCTGCGAGTTCAGAATTCACGGCATCTGTATAATGTTTGTTATTATGAGCAGTCTTTGCAGCGTGGATACTTTCTTTACTTATGTTTTTTGTGTTTCTCATATGTTAGTTTTGGGTTATGGCTTCACGTTTCTCGCGAGCCGTTATGTGGTTTGTCTGTCAGAAACACTTGTTTCTAACGACAGAAAAGAGTCTATCACAGTTAATTTTTGAAGTCAACACCCTCATGGTGAAGGTAAAGAAAACTCCCGCCCTTGGTAACACCAAAAACCAAGGGCGGGAGAACATGACACAACATTAACAACCAACAGACGAATTAACCAAAGAATTTGTCAAAGTGGTCTTGGTGCATATCCACTGCCTTCACTCCATCAAGGTAGTTATTGATGTGGCGACTAGTGGTCCGAGAGTAATTCGGAAATTGCTTGGTCAACTTCTGGTTGGGAGGCGAACCAACCGCCAGCAGTGAGTTTCTTCCAGAAATTAAGGGCTTCATTCTTGGTCATCTCAATGACTTCGCCCCATTCATTCTGGTATTCATCACAGGTGTATTCAGTCTTGACTGTGACAGTCCCGTTCTCATGAACATTGAAGGAGTATCCAAGCAGTTGGGCTTCATCCTGATGCTCAGTATTGGTGAGGTAGTAGTGCTTTCTCATTACGGAAATCATACTAGACCATTTCTGGATTCCCGTCAACCCCTAAAAGCACTTTTTTTGAACTTTTTTTACCCTAGAAACTACCGTTTTTAACGATAAAGTGGACGGATTTCAGGATTTCTTCAAATTTATCCAAAAAAACCATGTTTGGACCGTCCGAAGGGGCATTGTCAGGGTCAGGATGAACTTCAAAAAAGAAGTCAGTCACCCCAACTGCTGCTGCTGCCCTTGCCATTCCCGGTGCATACTCACGATTCCCTGAACTAGTGGTTCCATTGCCACCCGGTCTCTGAACACTGTGAGTTGCATCAAAGACGATTGGGCAATCGTAGTTCTGGAGCATGTATTGAATACCAGCATAATCCACCACCAGATTGTTGTATCCAAACGAGGAACCTCTTTCGGTAATCCAAACCTCCTTTGCAATCTTTGTCTTGGTCAGGATACCGCGAACATCTTGCGGTGAGAGGAATTGCCCCTTCTTGATGTTCACGATCTTCTGACTCCATGATGCCTCAACAATCAGGTCAGTCTGTCGGCAAAGGAAAGCAGGAATCTGAATTGCATCTACCACAGAACGCGCTACCATACGAGACTCTTCAATATTATGAACATCAGTGAGTATCTTGACACCAAGTTCTTTTTTGATTTCACCAAAGTCACTCAGAGTCTTATTGATACCAACTCCCCTTGGTGAATCAAGACTGGTTCTGTTTGCCTTGTCATAGCTTGCCTTGAAGAAGTAATCGCAATCAAACTTTTCGCATATGCGTTTGCACTCCTCTGCAATCTCAAGACTCATCTCCAGAGTCTCATGCTGACATGGACCGGCAATGACTCGCATCAAGATACAATTCCCTGAAGGTGCTTACGAAACTGCTGAATCTTCTCCTTGCGATCTGCCCAATAGATGTAAGGCTTCGTGGGATTCTTTTCAAGATTCGCCAAGAGTGGCAGTATTGCCTTATGGAGTTTCTCAAGTTTCTCTTTAGTCTCTTGAAGTTCATCAGCAGTCTGGGATGCGCTTTGGACTATATCCAATTCATCCTCATCCATTGCCGTGAAACCGAAATCAAAAAAGTCTTTGTCTGACATATTACGCTACCTTTTCTACTTTAATATCATCATGGTGAAGGAAGATCGACTTCCCTTTGGATTTGAATTTATGAGTTATCTTGGCAAACGTATGAACCCAACTTTTCAACATCTTCTGCCTTGGGTTCGAACCATCAATCTTACCCTTTGAATCTGATTCAACTGTCCCGTGAGTCAGAGAATCAAAACCCCAAAGGTGAAGTTCAGTGTAATTCTCTTCAGCATGTCCTAGAAGGTAGATGATTCCATCGTGCCCAGAGTTTCTTGTTCGAACCGAATCAGGAATCCATCGTAAGGTCGATTTATCAATCAATCCTTTTATCACCAAAGGTTTCACCATTGCTTCATATTTGATTCTTGCAATGAGAGGATCTTGAAGTTTGGTGTTATGATTCTGCATGTGCCTAAGAGGTCTCTTGTCATGTATGAATACACCCTTGTGCTTTATACCCTCTGTCCCAAAGTTGCAACCATACACATCACCAACAGGCTCATTCCGAAAGAACTTCTTGGAAGGACCATTACCAATCAAATGTGCGATTCTTTTTTCTGGCATAAATAAAGAAGTATTTATTATGTATATAGTGATGTCATGACTACACTAACAATACAAACGAAAGCAAAGTAATATGGAAACTGTAATTCAATTCTTGACTGAAAAGGGGTGGTTTGAATATGTCACCGCTGCCGTCACGATTGCTTCCGTTATCGCCAGTGTCACACCTACACCAAAGGAAGGCACTATCTGGGCAAAGGTCTACAAGGGTATTGACTGGTTGGCGATTAACGTAGGTAAAGCCAAGGAAACCGGAGTAAAGCCCGTTGAGGCTCCTGCTCCAAAGGAAAAGAAGAAGAAGGGTTGATTACTTCTTCTTAGGGGATAATTCCGCACTGCTTTTAGCGGTGCGGAATTTTTCATATTC